AGATGCAGCATTGGCAGCAGCGCGTAAAGAGCAGAAAAAAGCGAGCGAAGATAAGAGCCCTGATCTTGAGACAATTAATGCGCGGGTAGCCAAGCTTGAGCAAATGCAGGCTGCAGCGCGGGTATCCTCAGAGGAGCAGCAACGCCTTGAAGAAGAGGCCGGGTACGTTGCACCGGTACCGCCGCAAGTGCTGGAAGCCGACACCTTAACTGCGCAGCAAGAAGTTTTGGCGCAGCGAGATTTAGCTAGGCGGGAAGCAGAAGAGCAAAAACGCCGCCAAGCTGCTGCCGCTGAAGAAGCTAAAAGGTTGGCGGGGCTTGAGAAAATTGAAGACATGCGGTTTGCGGGCATGGAGGCGGTGCGGGGGCAGGAAAACCAGCAAGCGCGGGAGCAGCGACAAGCCCAAGAAAGGGAACGTATAGCGCAGCGCGGTATAGACGAGGCAACGGCTAGGGTTGAGGGCATGCTTCAGAATCCTATGCAGACCTTGTACGCTTTACGCCAACCTTTTACTGCTGATTTAAAAAAAGCACAAAGCGACTTAGAAGGTCTTAACGACCCCGATAGCAAAAAATTTAAAAATACTAAACAGCAGGTAGTAACGAATATAACAAAAGAACTTGCAGACACTAAAAAAGCTCCTCGGCTATTAAATAAATACCCCGATGCCACAAAAGCGCAAATTATAGAGAGCGAAACTGCTATCCGTTTAAACGCTTTAGTAGCAGAGCTTAAAGGTAAAGTAGAAAGTTTTGAAAAAGGGCAAGCCGCTGCGAAGTTAAAGTCTTTTGATAAAAAGCGTGAGGCTAATGCGGCAGCGACAGCAGCAAACGCTGGGCAAATAACAATAGACACCGCCCAACTGCTTGAATTAGCGCCAGAAAAGCTGTTTGTGTTTAAAGGCAAAGTCCCGCGCGTTGATATGCGCAACCCTGCACAGGCTGAAAAAACGCTGCCTATTTTGGAAGCGCGGTTAGCTGAAGTTGTAGACACTCTTGAAAGAACTGCTTTTACGCCCGGTCAGGCTAAACGATACAGCCCCAAAGAGTTTTTCACCGCACCGTCAAAAACTGGCCCCGGCGGAAGGTTGACTCCGTTAGGCGAAAAAGTTGTTGCGCTAGAAGCGCAGCGGGTGCTACTGCAGAAACTTATAGATACGGCTAAAGCCCCCACAGAGGCGGAAATACCTGTACAAAGATTGCAGCCTCAACAAGCACAGTTTCGAGCAGAAGAACACGCTAAAGACAGGGAAGCTGCGATATTTGATTTTGGTAATGCAATAGACGAAATCCGTAAAGGCCCTGCCACTGGACCTCGTAAGCTGCCGTTTGCTCGGGATTTCAAAGAGTACCCGGTAGAAGATATATCTGAACTGCAGCAAACTGCAAAAGCAAGCATAGACGCTGTTATTAATTCGCTATTGAAAGAAGCGGATATGCGGCGGGTGCAGCTGGGGCTACCACCAGTACCCAACAGGCAAAAAACAAACGTTGAAAGCGCTTTGCGCAAACAGCTTGAAACGCTACTTGAAAAGGCCCCCCTTAGCGCTGAAAAAACTACGACGTTGGGAGCCGCTGCAGAACGAGCGGGCATGCCAATTACACGCGGCATGACTATTTCCAATACTGTTTCTGGGGAACTGGCGGGGTTGCGTAAAACTTTAGATGCTGCACTGGCTACGCTTGTTGGGCAACCGATCCCGCAGCGCAAAGCCGCGCCAAAAATAGAAATGCCGCGAGCCGAGAAAAAAGTGGTTGTTCCGGAAGTTAAGCAGGCTACGGCAGAGCAAGTTAAAGCAGCAGTTTCTACGCCTACATCGTTTAAGACTCTTGAACAAGCTGCTAATTTTAGAGCAAAGATTCTTAAGGCAGTTAACGAAGGATTAAAAAATCGAGAGAGCACTCGCAAGATTCTTATTGACGTTGATGCTGCTACTGAAGGGTTGCTTTCTTCTGGCTCATACACAAACCTTGTAAAAGTAATTAACAGTCTACAGCCCCCCGATCTGCGGATGGCAGCTACTAACTTCTCTGGTAGGGAGGCCGAGCAGTTATCAGAAAAAGATGCCGCTCAAATTGAAGAAGCTGAGAAACGAGTTGAAGAAGCGACGCGTAAGGGGCAAGATGCGCTCACAAAATACAACGAGGCTTCAAAGGCCGCTAGGGAACTTGCAAATAAATTGGTGGGAACGGCGATACCTTCTTACATAAAAACACAAGAAAATTTAAACACACTCGTAGCGCAGGTGCAAAAAAATAAAAATGCGCAAAGTGCATTGCGGCATCAAATTGAAGAAAACTTAGCAAAAGAAGGAAAGTCGCCTTCTGAACGAAAAGAAAATTTAACTGCTCTTTTGTCAAAAAATAAACAGATGCGGAGCTTAGTAAGACAAGAAACAGCGCTAAAGGGAAGAATAGCTACCGCCCAAAAGAAATTGAACTCTTTAAACGCAAAAGTAAACAAATACTTAAATGAAGAAACAACTATTAACTCCGCAGAATATCAGCAAATCATTGCTGACAGCACTAAAGCGCGCACTGAATATTTTGAATCGTTAGAAAATATAGACGCTGAAATTGCGCAAAGAAACAAAGAACTTGCGGAGCTGCGGAAATCGCTTGAGCAAACCAAGGAGCGCGCTAAACCTGCAGCAACCAAGGAGGCTTCGGTTGCGGAAACAGCCCCGCAAGAACCTGCTAAGAAGCCTAAAGCTGCTGCGCAGCAAAAGACTAGACGGGGTATTGTAAATAAGCATAAAGAGCTTGTTTATGCTATTAACACTGCCAGAGCAGCAGTTGCGTATAAACGAGTCCCTCAAAAAGAAGTAGCTAAAGCTGAAGAAGAAATAAAGCGATTAGACAAACTGCTTGCGGATTTGGAAAATACCGCTACTAAAAGCGGTGTTGATTTTGACGCCATAAAGAATTTGCGTGAGCGCCTTGATGACAATGATTATAAAAAGCTGATTCCGCAATACCGTGCGTTGGTAGCTGCTATAGAAAAAGAAAATTTTAAAGTAGTACGTACACGCGAAGAAAAGCGAGCTAGAAGGCAACGTATACAACAGCTAGAAGATAGGCAGCTAGAGTTAGAAGATCAAGCTAATAAATTAGGCTCAACACTTCTTTTTAATAGGGATATTACACCCTACGAGCAGGCTAAATCGCAACAAGAAACTATGCAGGCTGGTAGAGCTGCTGAAATTGCAGAAGGTAGAAGAGTTACTAGGGGGCCTTCAAGAACCGAAACTGCGGCGGAAAGAGCTGGGGTATCCGGAACAGCGCCTAGCGATATCACTACTCGCGGGGCAGGGGGCAAGTTTGGGCCAAAAGTTAAAGCTGAAGCACCTAAGCGCGGGGCACCAAAAACTAGAGATACTGGGCTATTTAGCAACACGGAAGATTTTGCGAAGGCAAATAACATTTCCGGCGAAGGCATGCAAGCTTTGTATGACGCGGTTGAGGGTATAAGCGCTGCGCGTAGAGATTCTGACTGGCGTTTAGCCACGGAGTCTGATACCGGGATTGAAGCAGATAAAGCTCAGGCGGTTGTTGATCGTGTGCAAAAGTCATTGCCTAAAGGCGTTAAGTTTGTTTACGCGCCTACGCTTAAGGATGCGCCCGTAGAACTTTTGGCAGAAATGGTTGTTCAAAAAATCAACCGCATTAAAGGTGCGGTGATGCCTGACGGCACAGTGGTTGTGGTGGGTGAAACCCACAAAAATACCAAAGATTTGGAAGAAACGATTGCGCACGAGCTTATCGGCCACTATGGTGCGGACGTAGTTATTGGCGCCGATAACGTATCTAAGCTGGCAGACAGGCTGTTCAGTAAGGGCGACGCGCACGTTGCGGAAGTAGCCGTTGGGCTGGGGTTGTACCCGAACGTCGAGACGGCGCGGATGGCGCTGAATCTTACTAAACCAAAAACAGAAGAGGTTAACCTTACGCGGCGTCGTTTACTACAAGCAGCAGGTGCCGCCACTATTACTCCGGCTATGCCGTTTAACGTAAGCAAAACTTTTGCGGTAACCGACCCTGCAATGGCCGTAGATGCGGTTTACAGTATTTGGGACACGGCTGATAAATGGATAGAAACTTTAATACAAAAGCTACCTGTTTCTTTGCGCCGCAAAGCCGACGACATTGTTCACGAAAAAATCTATAACGTCACCGGAAAAACTTTTTATAGAGGGTGGGCAAATCAAGGCGAAGATTTTGTAACTGTTAACGCTATTGAAGAAGCTCTAGCAGAAAAAGGATTTACCCCGCTACTTAAAGACTTAAAACGCGCATACGACGTTGCTGCTGCTGATATTGTAAAACTTGCAGTATCTGGCAAAACAAAATCAGGCAAAGCAGAAGAGACGCGTGGAAAAGAAACAGAAAACGTAGTTACTCCAGATACCGCGCGGCTTACGATGGTAAGAGAGCTCATTGCCCGAGCCGCTGAGCCGCGACGCGTCGCACCTACCTTTGCCCAAAAAGTCACGTCATTTATTAAGGATGTCATAGCCACGGTTCGTAACTGGTTCCGTAACTCGGGGCTGAGCAGCTTGGCAAAAGCGGATACCAAAGAAATTCAAGGCATCATCCGTGAGGCAGAACGTCAGTTGGCGGCTGGGCGGCTGGGCCTTTACGTATCTCCGGACGGCAATGTTGTGTTTAGAGATGACGGCGTTCCGGCAGATGCTCCGCAAGCAGTTAAAGACTTGCTAAGCGGCTTGGTCAGCGCCGGGGCCAAGCGTGGAATGGACAACGTAAAAGCAAATCTGCTTGGTGTTGGCGGTATGTCACAGTTTGTTGACCGCCTCTACCCTATGCAGCTTGCGGTACAACGTGGGGTAAAGGGGGGTTTGATAGCAGATTTAGAAGGATCGCAAGCCATGTACAATCTGCGTAACCATAGCAAAGCTACAAACCATGCGCTGCAAACAATGAGCGAAGGCCCGCGTGAGCTGAAGGACTTCACGGATAAAGGCAAAAAATACTTTATGGTAGATAAGCGGGATTATGGTGATAAGCCCGCCCCGACGCTAGTAAACGCGTTCAAAGAACTGGACAAATCTGGATTAACGCCTGAGCAATATGATCGGTTATTTACCCTATATCTTGCCACGCTGCGTGTTAAGAATGAGGGCGTAGGCATCAGCAAACTTAGCTACTTGACGGACAAAAACGGCAAGCCTTTGGTGACTGAGGAGGGTCTTGCTGAAGTTGAAAAGTATGTTGCTAGTAAGCCGCAGGTCAGTGCCGCGTTTAACAAAGCTGCAGATATATACAGTGATTACAATAAAGGGCTGATAGACTTTTTAGCGCAATCTGGATATATAAGCAAAGAGCTTGCGGATGAGCTTAAGGCCAAGAAAAACTACATACCGTTCTACCGTGAAAAAAACGGAAACTATGAATTAATTATAGACAACGAGAAAACTCCAATAGTTGTAGGTAACTTGAAAGACCAGCCGCACCTGCAAGCCCTTGTTGGCGGCGATCAGAAGATACTGTCTATATTTACCACCGGTGCGCAGAACACTACGATGCTAACGGATATGGCGCTGCGCAATCTGGCTACGAAAGATACAGCTCACACGCTTGCTAAGCTGGGCATGGTGGAGACTTACGAAGGTAAGGATAAAAAAACGGGCGCGAAGAAAACTATGGCTTTTCACAAAGGCATGGGTCCTGCCAACCCGAATGTTTTGCGCTTTAAGAACAACGGCGAGGACGTGTATATAGTAGTTAAGACTGAAGGCACAGCTTTTGAAGACATCCCCGCTGACCTGTTGGTCAAAGGCATGGAGGGTGTAAAGACTACTTTCCCGGCGGCACTTGAGCTGCTTGGCGCACCGGCCAAGTTCTTGCGCAGGTTTATCCTGCTTAGCCCCATGTATCCTGTACGGCAGTTGGTTAAGGACTCGTTCTCTGTAGCTGGCACATCTGGCGCTAATATTGTTCCGATAGCGGGGCCGTTGAAACAGATAGCTACCGCCCTCACTGGCCATAACAAGACTATAGAAAAACTGCGTAGTCAGGGGTTAGGTAGTGGGCAAGTTCTTGCGGGCAGCACTAAAGAGAATATGGATGTTATGCTTCGTGCGGTGGTGAGCGGTAAGTCTACACCGGGAATTATGCTGGCGAGACTGGAAGCCATGAGTATGCTAGCGGATGAGGGCGTTAAGGCGGCGGGGTACGATAGTTTTGTAAAACAAGGTCTCAATCCGCTTGAGGCGTGGCTGGCTACTAATGAGATCATTGACTTTAACCGTCGCGGTCTCAGCCCTAGCGTATATGTTATGAACGAGCTTATTCCGTTCTTTAGTGCCGCCATACAGGGCTTGAGCGTGTTTGGTAGGGCTCTGACCGGCAATATGCCGATGAATGAGCGTCTCAAAATACGGGAGAAATTTTTCAAACGTGGAGTGGCTATGGCGGGGTTAACCATGCTTTACGCCGCTATGATGCAAGACGATGAGGCATACCAGAACGCATCTCCGGAAGCCAAGCTTGGCAATTGGTTTGTGCGCGTCCCGTTCCTTGACGAGCCGCTTCGTATACCGATCCCGTTTGAATACGGATTGCTGTTTAAGGCGATTCCTGAGTTTATATTTAGCCAGTTAACCAACACGCCGGATGCAGACAAACTGCTTACCGGGTTGAAGAACATGGCTCTGCAGTCCATACCAGTTACCTACCCGCAGGTCATCAAGCCAATAGTTGAACTGCAGACAGGTAAGGACTTGTTTACGGGAAGAGATATCGTACCCAAGCGCTTACAAATGCTGGACGCGTCTGAACAGTACACAGACAGCACAACTGAACTGGCTAAGATGCTTGGCCGCACGGTGCCGGGTATTTCTCCGGTGATGGTAGACCAGTTCATAAAGACAGCGGGGTCCAACACGCTGCTTGCGATTGCGTCTTTGAGCAATGTGCTGGCGGACGGCGTAGCTAAGCCTGAGACCCCTGCTTCTAAGACTCCGGTGTTTGGCGCAGCGTTCCAACCCAACGACGCGGGGGCGATCATCAGCGCCGTTTATGAGGACTTGGAAGAAGCCAACCGCAAACTGAAGACGTATGAAAGCCTTGTGAGTAAGGGCGAGACAGCGCGGGCGGATAAATACTACAACGCTAATATTCAGGTGCTACAGATGGGAGAGGTGTTTGGCGAGTTCCGGAATGAGATGAAGAGCATAAAAGAGTCCGAAGACGCTATTCGTCAGGACCCCAAGATGACAGGCGTAGAGAAACGCAAGCAGCTAGAGGATTTGCGCAAACTTAAGATTGATGTGGCAAAGCAATACCGGGATGCTCTTCGGAAGGGGTCTTCCACCTAGTAAACAGCACTCCGTGTTTGCCATCCATTAGCCCAAAAGAGGCTTTGGCTTTTACCCGCAGTACAAGCGCGGCTTTTATGCCTTCCTCTTTTGTGCCGAATGGGTCTAGCGTGGGGACAAAGAAACTACCCCCCGGCGGAGTCTTCTCCCAAGGATAGTGTATCTTTATCTTTGCCATCTAAAGGTAGGTCTATAACATCGGACTCTGGCCTGCTTATCTTTATCGCATTAACGCGCATCTGCGGGCCCTTCGTTTTGGAGAGCATGTCTTTTTTAACGTAGTCCACACGGTATGCACGCTCTAGCTGCGCCCGTAAATCGGCATAGCCAAAGCTCATACTAGAGCAATACTGCTTAAGCAAGCTCTCTTCTACATACAGGTTTACGTATCCGGGGGTTATGTTGCGCTCAACCCTACCGAATATCTCAGACCGCGTTAGCGACTCATCAATGACGCCCCTGTCTCCGTAGGACGCTTCAATGGTCTTGTTGTCTATAGCCCGTATGTTGATGAACTTGCCATAGAACTCCCGTATGTAGGAGTTAAGCACGTCTTCCGCTGTCCGAGTGTTGGAGCGAACAATTACACGGGATTTGTCAATAAGCTCCTTACACCGTTTGATTATTGGTTTAATCGGTATATTGACAACATTGGCGTATTTCTCTCCGGCTAGGATGCAGCCCGCTATCTTACACGCCGCCCCAGCATGCCAATACCGCTCATCGTTAGACATCCTGAACTCGGTGCGAATCTTGGCGTATACCTGCTCATATACCGTCATAGCAGCGCTGCGGTTGAGTGCCAGCCATCTAGCGTATATATCCCCCGCCACGCCATAGTTGCTGCGGATGGACTTGATTACGTCCACCTCGTGCAAGTCCCACGATAGCTTCTGAGTCGTTGTCCACTCCAGCATCCGCATGATCTCCCCGTTGGACGCATGCTTACGCCCCCCAGTCATGTAGTCCATAACGTGGGTGTTCGAGGAAACGATAGCCATAGTAGCCCACACCGACAAGTTGACCCGCTCCTTGTTAGCGCCGGACTCCATCCGCTCTTTGGCCCGACCTTCCGCCATATCAAATACGAACTCGGGGAACCACTCAAAGTCCCTACGGTTCTTGCTAGTGATCTCGTCAGAGATAAGTGGTAGGTTTTTAAGCAGCCCCGCCCGCTGCTGCATAGCAACAGGAGATGTACTCTTGTTAACCCTGTAGTCCCGAGGATGCCCCCATATCGACGCCGCCAAGTTAAGTGCGAGTGTCTTACCGGTGCCTGACTCGGAGGAGCCTGCGTGATACGTAACCCCGTCCAGCCCTGAGAACTCCATAAGCGGCGCGCCAAAGCCTACCCCCGCGCCTATCATTAACACATCCCACAGCTCTTTGTAGACCAGCAGGTCTACGAACTTACGCCAGCCGTCCAGTCCGCCGACGGCCTTACAAGCGTGGGTTATGTTCTCCAACCCCGGCATGGGTATCTGCCGTATTTCTCCGTTTGGCATGAAAATCTTACCCCCCGCAACGAAACCGTTGTCCGGTTGCCAACCGTAGCTAGCCGGAACTGGGATAGCGTGGCGGTTTACAGAAACGTCTTCTACACAGGCGCGCACATAGTCGAACAAGTTCTTATCGTTGCCCGAGCCGAATGAGGCGATTATGTTCTGCGAGGCCAGCGCCTTGACCGTATCGTCTTTACTGACCACCGCCTTCTGCGGCAGTGTTATGTCTACCTTACCGTCAGGCCGCGTAGCCACCATATGCACCGTATGATCCCCGCCGACATTCAGCAAATCCACGGCAAACATGTCGTAGGGCAGAACCATGACCTGTTTCTTTATCAGGTTCTTCTGCTCGTCTTCGGTCTCCACCTCCCGATATACGCCACCGTGACGCCCGTAAGAAAACCCCCTAGGTGGGGAAGGACGCGTTAGCTTGACCTGCGTGGGGGACTCCGGAGCTTCCTCTTCTACGGGATCAGGGGCGATTTCCTTGGGGGCATTGTCTACCGCAGTTTCGTTTGCCAGCGTCAGCGGTGTTGTAAGCTTGCCCCAGTGCTTGCAGTCTGTGCATACGCCTAAGTTCTCGCTGTTAAACTTAGCACAAGGGTAGTGGCCCTTTATCTCCCGTAGCTTCTGCTGCATCCGGCTTTGAGGGTAGGGGTGCAACTCTGATAGCCATGTACATGCTTCCTCACTATCTTCGCATTTCTGCGCAATGGAAAGCAGCCCACGCCACAACGGTTCCATGCCGTCTTTGGCGGCGTTGTCAATGTAATATTTTAATTGTTGACACCCGTCACCGGCTTCGGTTTTAGCTCGCAAGTTTGAGAACTTGCTTACCGTATTTGATACGAGCTTTATGCGGGTAGAGTTACCAGAAGCAAGCTTGGGGCGTCGCCCCGGAATCATTGCGAGGACGTTGCTGCTTGGCGGCGTGGCAGCGGTGTCTGTTACTTCTACAGCTTCGCAGAACTTCGCAAAGTCAAAAACCCCGCCGGTTGACAGCACCTTGACGGTTCTAGGCTTAGCCTTGTTTTTCCAGTTGGTTGTGCCCGGTACGCGCAGCACTCGGGCGGCGTCCGCTGTAACCGTAAAGTCTATGTTAAGGTTATTATCCTTACATACCCGCTTCAAACTCTCAGCAGCGGGACGCCATTTGGATACAGGTACATCCTCGGTAAACGGCCAATAAACGTGCAAGCCACCGCCGGAGGACACGACCCATGGATTACCTAGCGCGCCCAGCTTAGAGCCCTGAAGAAACTCATCCAGCGCGGTAGCTGCGACCTGCTTGGTAGCGTAAGCTTTGCCTTCTCCGCAATCTATGTCCAAGAACGCAGACCGCATAAACATGGCGTTGCCAACGGTCCTGTTACCGCTCTTGGTAAAACTAGCTAGTGCAAAGTAGACATCCAGTTTGTCGGTGCTGAACTTTTTTATTGCAGGTTCTAGCTCCGCGACGCTGTTGGCAAATACGTGTTGTTTCTTATTTGAGCTGAACTCCGCCACACACAGAACACCGGTGGACGGAACTACAGCCGCTATAAATTCTAGCGGTTTCATAACACCCCGTATGTTTAGTGTGTTTGCGTAATGGCTTCAAGTTTAGAAGATGCGCACAACCCGATTATTAAGCTCTTATGTTGAAGTGTGTGCATACATCTCTCCATGCGTTATCTGCCGTCTTAGAATTAGACAATATCCCAATTAGTGTCTCTACGCGGTCTTTGTAGTACGGAGCAACTTTGCCGCCGATAAACCAGTTATATATTGTCTGTCTAGTAGCCCCAGTAGCTTTTACGATACGTGGAACTGAGAAATCTAACCCCGCCGCCAAACGCCCTAGAATGTTGCCGGGCGTATTCTTGGCGTCGTGTATAGCTGCTATGAGTTTTTTTGAGTAAGCCATGTTTTTATGCGGGGGGTTTTATCCCCCCTTAATTATTAATCGTCTGTATCCCAGTCAGCCACTACGGAAGCTAGAGGCTTACGCTCAGGAGCTTTGGGCGCTTCAGCTTGTTTACGAACGACCGGCTCATCTTCATCATCGGCAACAGGCGCGGCTTTAGCTTTCTTCGCCTTGACGGGCGGAGCGAGGGCTTCGTCTTCCTCGTCTGCTACCGGCGCGGGGGCTGCAAGCGCAGGAGTTTCCGGCAGAGCTTGGCTACTATACTTAGGCGGGGCTATGGCGGCTGTGGCTTTTTCAGACGCAGACTGCTCAGTTACCGCAGCAAACTCTGAATCATCCAACCACCGCAGTGTGCGGAACATAAGCTTCGGATGCTCAGCCTTGGTATCGAACTTGATACGCGTAACAACTTCGTTAGGCTCAATGTTAGCTGCCTGTAGCCATGTTGCATATGCCTTGAGCGGAAACTGTCCGTTGTCTTCACGACCGAACAGCGACTTGCCCGGAACGGTCATCTGGAGAATATCGCCCTCCATGTCATTAGCCAGCACTACAGCTATACGCTGATTGTAACGACAGGCGCGGGTATCGCCATCCCCCGAACCCTTAGCGTTCATAGGGCAGTTAGCGCACGACGCAGCTTGGGGATTTGCGACGTTAGCATCAGGGGTATCTCCGTTATCTGACCAACATACCGGAGCCGAGCTCTCAGAGTCTTTAAACTTAGTCTTGTAATATGCCCTAGCGAGCTGGGCGGCATTGACGATAATCACATCTATATACCGTTCTTCAATAGCCGCCACTTCTTTGCCGTCAGCGATAAGGCGGAACACTCCACCTTGTATAGATATTCTGCGCGGATATCCACCGCCACCTTTACCCGCCAACGCTTTAGTCAGGGCGGAGGAAGGGCCGCTGCGCTTACGCGCAAAAGAAGGAAGTTTGGTTGGGTTAAATTCTACGACTTCGTTTGACATATGTTCCTCTTAAGTAGGTTTGCGTACAGAAATAACAAACTCCGAATCGGAGTTAAGACCCGGCGGTACGAGGGCCGGATTCTCTTCCAAGAACTTACGCATATTGAGCTGCGATATGCGCTTCTCCATCAAGTCTAATGCGTCATGCTTGACCATGAACGATTTAAAGGCGTCCCAGTCTTTCGTGTTGTAGCGGGTCTTCATAGACATGATTACGGTGCCGAACTCAGTCTTCACAGACGTAGAGCCCATCTCTTTTAAGCGGTCCCGCAATTCTCCGTCTACTACGTCTAGTTGCTTTTGTAGCTCCGCCAATTCAGTATCAAACTGCTTTGTGCGGCGTTCCATCTCCGTTCGTATTTTCCTTCGTATCTTTGCCAGTTTATCAAGCGGCAACCCTTGGTCTTCCATCGTTGTGTCTCCTTATAGTTGTTACAGTCAAACATTTTACACAGCCACCGGCTTGTTCGCAAGCTCTTCTTCGTATAGTTTAATCAATGATGCGTGATCGTTAACTCTGTTGGCTAACTGCTTGAACATTCTACGTTCTATGTCGCTGCCCTGAATGTGGACTACGGTAACTTTGTCCGAAGTCTGACCCTGCCGGTCAGCCCTAGCGCAACATTGTATATACGTATCTACAGAAAGTACCGGTCCCCAAAATATCACCGTGTCGGCAGCGGTTAGGGTCACGCCGTGAGACGCGGACTGCGGCTGTATGACCAGAACTCGGGGGTCTGGGGTTTCCTGAAACCGCTTGAATATGGACGCCCTAGCCGATGCACTTACATCTCCGTGCACGACCTCATTGGATATATTATTTTTGGAAAGAAACGTAGCTATAGTTTCTATGCTGTGCCGGTAGGGAGCGAAAACAAGAACTTTCCTGTCGGTCTCCTCAAGCACTTCTAGCAACACGTTAAGCCTAGGTTTGCAGTCAAACTCTACCACCTCAGAACTGTCTGAATATGCTGCGCCCGCAGATATTTGAAGGAGCTTGTTGACCCCCGCTGCGGCGTTGACTGCGGATATAGTTTCTCCTGCGGTGTTTATAAGCATCTGCGCTTTGAGCAGCTTATAGTATTTAGTCTGCTGCGCTGTCAGGGGCACCTCTCTAGTCACCGTCATTACCGGCGGCAAGTCTAAGCACTGTGCTTTGGTGTAGCGTATGGCGGGTTGCAGTACCGTATGTACGTTCTTGTCCGCATCAAGCTTAGGTATCCATTTGAACTTGGTTAGTTGTTGCATAACTTTATCCCGCCACGCGGTAGCGAAGCGAGGGACCGCCGTCGGGTTGACCAACTTAGCTAAGCCATAGGCATCTACCGGAGACTGCGCCGCCGGGGTGCCGGTCATTAACCACAAGAACGTGTCCGGCTTGACGAGTTTGTTAAGAGTTTTCCACCGTCTAGTTGACGTGTTCTTCCAAGCGTTTGCTTCGTCTCCAATTATCAGATCGAAACGTCCGTCTTTCTGGATTGCATCAGCCAGTAGCGGCAAGCCGTCGTAATTGCATATGACAAACTCGTAGTCCTTCGATATGACTTCTACGCGCTTGGCGGCTTGGGAATGATAGGCGATAGCTGCAGAACGATGGATAACGCTTTTAGCCATATCGTTTAACCACGCTGACTGCATGATGGATAGCGGGCATACAATCAAGCAGCGTCTGACTTCTTTCCTAGCCATAAGGTAGTCCGCAGCCCAAAGCGCAGATAGCGTCTTGCCAGTACCCGGCTCACTGAATACAAACGCCCTGCGGTTCAGCGTGAGAAACGACGCCGTATCTTTCTGATGCGCAAAGGGGGTATACCTACCGGGCCATTTGTAGTTTTTAAGTATAGGGGACGGGACTCCCCGCACACCTAGATTCTGCAGCACCCGCGCTTCATCAAGCCCCCAGAACACAGCCACTTCATGCACACCCGCCGCTATCTCGCGGACATGTTTGCTTTTGGGAATTATGTCGAACTTGCTGGGGTTACGCGTCCGTAACAGCAACGCTTTGTTGTCAATTATCTGCATGCTTTATGTAGAATATCTTCGTTGTGTTAGACGGATCAGGCGCGCGCTCAATCAGGCTTTTTAAAAACAAATACTGCGTT